CACATCTTCCCATTCCAGTTCCCACGCAGTATTTGCACCCAGCGTTTTCTCTGCCAGCTTGTGCAGCGTGTCCCGCCCACGGGCTTGCTCCTTCGGCGGCTCGTGAATCTCCACAGGTTCTGTCCTGTACGGTGATGCCGTAGGTTTAGGTGCATCGTTCTGGGCCTTTTTTTGCTCTTCGTGAGCCTTTTCCACCATTGCAATGGCTTCCGGTGGCAATTTCCACTCGGCATAATCCGGGTTCACCGGTACCGTTTCCGCAGGTTCATCTTTTTGCTCCGGTTCTTCCGGTGCAGCACCCATAAACCGCGCATAATCCTGTGCGCTGCGGTATGCTTCCATCAAGCCGATCTCTCCGGCCTTCAACCGCTCCTTGATGACCTCATTCTCGCAGGATGCAATCACGTTCAGCCGGGCAGCAGCGCCGGTGGACAAGCCCAGAATGCGGCAAACCTCGTCCCGCACCTTACCTTCCAGTTGTCCGGCTGCTTTTTTCTTGGTCAGTGCATCCTTTAGCGCCTCGTACTGCGCCAGACGCTCACCGTCGGTCAGGTCGCGGGCGGTAGCGTTCGCCGTGATGAGCGCTATGCGGTCATCCAGTTTGCCGTGGCTTTCCCGGATCAGGCAGGGGAGAGAATCAAACCGCGTGTCTCCAAGCGCTGACAAAATCCCGCACGCCGCCCAGCGCCGGTGCCCGCTGATCAGCATATATCGATCCGGCTCGCCCTCTACCGGGATAACTTCCAGCGGCTGCCGGAGACCGTTTTGCCGAATGTCATCCCTCAGGTTCTCTATATCGCCGAGGGTGTAGATCTCGTCATTATCCGGGTTCGGGATGATATTCCGGCTCGGAATCATTACCACCTGCATCTGCTGCCCCGCCGGGGTGACCGTCTGGCTCTGGGCGTTCATCAGTCCGTTCAACAAACTAGCACTCATTGTTTTACCTCCTTCGGCGGCAGCGGCATCCAGCCCACAACAGGTCGATCTATCTGGTTGTTGTAAACATCTTCAGGGTCGAAATAGCGGTATTCCCACCAGCCTTTCGGGATTTTGTAGTCGTCCCGCTCTTCGTCGTATGTTCCCCAATCGGGAAGGTCTTCCCAGTAGAAAGCACTCTTTTGGGACAAGACTGTGCCATCTTCGTAGTGAGCCGTCGTAATCCCATATCCACCGCAGGCGGTTTCAAACAGAATCAGCACATCTTCTTCGACCTTCGGCGGGTCTGTTTCGGGATTTCGCCACTCAAAAAGCGCTTCATAAATCGGAGCAGATGGAACATCTTTCAGCAGCGAATCTGCAAGGCCTATCAGCATTTCGGCACACGCTTCTTCAATTGCGCCCTTTATAAAATCTTCTGCATTGCCGGACATCATGAGCTTTTCGGCGTCGTCTTTGCGCTTCTGGCCAGTTCCTTTCCAACTTTCTGCAACTTTTTCCGCATCAATCAGTCTCATTCATTCGCCCTCCACGCATTTTTTAACCAGCTGCGCCAGTGCCTTATACTGGGCGCTGGTCTTAATGTTCCGACAGACCTTGTGCACCGGCAAGTGCCGTGCCTTGGCTTCCTTGACCTTCACGCTGTAGTCGATGCGCAAAATGCTGTTGTCCGGGTTGCGGAAGGCGGGCAAGTCCATGTTGGCGATCTCGTTGATGGTGTCCACACTGTACCTGCCACGGGTGTACTTGGTTGCCAACACGCCCATCACTTCCAGCTGCGGGTTGTAGGCATCCCGGATGGCGTCCACCTGCTCGCGGATCTCATCCATGCCGTCCATCGCCCACTCGTCGCAGTCCACCGGGATGATCACCCAGTCGGCGGCAGCCAGCGCATTGACGGTAGCCATGTCGATGTCAGGCGGGCAGTCGATAATGCAGTAGTCATAGTCGTTGTGGATGGTTTCCAGCGCCTTGCGCAGCCTGTCCCACTGCGGGCGCAGCACATCCAGCATCACGTTCTTGTTGGCCAGCAGCATCTCCATGTTGCTGGGTGCCAGATCGACGCGCTCAAAGTCCGTCTGCATGATCACATCCTGCATTTTGGCGTTCAGGGTGAGCACGTCGCCCATGGTCTTGCGTCCGTAGGCGAAGCGGTTGAAGAACTTTGTGGTGTTGCCCTGCTTGTCCAGATCCATCACCAGCACCCGCCGGGACCACGTTTCCGCCAGAAGGCAGGCGAGGTTGCAGGCGGTGACGGATTTTCCCACGCCGCCCTTCAGGTTGATGATCGCGATTTTTGCCATTGTTCTCATGACGATATCCCCATTCTCAAATTCTTGCGGCTTTTGCGGCCTGCTGCTGGATGCTGTCCCAGCTTTTTGCAAACCACGCAAGCCATGTTGTGCATTTCTTGTAATAATTCGGCGAGCACGCCTTACAGGGGCAGCTCCGGCAAGGGCTGCTCTTTGGGAGAGGGTAGAGCGCCTCGTTCCAGATCTCCTGCATCAGCGCCTACCTCCTCCGCCAGCTGCGATGCTGTTGCCCTTTGCCTGATAGTAATGCTCCATGGTGGTGGGAGCGTTCAGCAGCACCGCCCGTATGTAGCCCCGGATATTGTGGACAGGCTTTGTGCTGTTGAGCAGCGCATCCAGAACGTACTCGATGTGCTGGCTGGTAAGCTTGTCCAGCCGCTTGCGGATGGATTGCGTGGTCTGCGGATACTGCCCGATGGTTTGGATCATGCTGGGGCAGCAGTACATATCCGCAATGTTGTCCAGCAGTTCCTCCAATTTCTCAGGCTCGTACCGGCGCTCCAGCGTGTCCAGTTCCAGCTGCTCCCGGAAGCGTTCCAAGACATCCTCTCGTGCGGTATCCAATCCATCCATCGCATCCGTTCCGCGCTCCTCGCGCGGATAGATAGGTTTCCCTATAGGTTTCCCTATATATTTCCTGTCTACACTTTTTGTAGGGGTCTGGATACACTTTTTGTAGGGGTACGGATACACTTTTTGTAGGGGTACATTTTTTGTAGGGGTACATTTTTTGTAGGGGTCTGCGCCATCCTCCGGCACCGTTTCCGGCGCCGTGTTTCGGACTGCAGCGTACTGGTTCACGAGGATGCCGCCCACCATGGTTTTGTGCTCCTTCAGCAGCCCCTTTGCCACAAGTTCCTTGACGATGTTCCGGGCACCGTTTTCGCTCAGGCCTGTCCAGTCTGCAAGGTATCCGTACCCGCCCTTATAGACGCTCTCGCCATCCTGAGAGAAGCCGTAGATGATGGCATACACGGTCAGCTCGTTGCCCTTCAAGCCAAGTTCTGTGCGCATCCAGCGCTGCAGGACAACATAACTGTCCGGTTTCGGTTTTGTTTTACTTTTCACGCCTTATCCCCCCCTAAAACGGCAGATCGTCGTTATCGCTTATCACAGCAAAGTCGTCTGCGCTGCCCTGTGCAAAGCTGGTCTGTGCCTTAGCCTGTTCCACATGGCTTGCAGTCTGCTGCTCATAGGAGGGCGCATTCTGGCCGTCCTGACGCTTTGCGCCTGCAAAGCTGATATTATTTGCCACAACCTCCACTGCCGTGCGGTTGTTGCCGTTTTTGTCCTGATAATTCCGGGTCTGCAATCTGCCCTCAACGGCAATCATGCTGCCCCTCTGAAAGTACTTGGACACAAAATCAGCCTGCTGCCGCCATGCCACGATATCAATAAAATCTGCCTGCCGTTCCTGACCCTGCTGCACATAACTGCGGTCGCACGCTATGCGGAAGCTGCACACACTATGCCCCGCCGGGGTGGTGCGCAGCTCTGGATCAGCGACAAGCCTGCCCATGATCGCTACAACGTTGAGCATTTCAAATAATCCTTTCCGACCACCGCCATCCACTGGCGGTGACCATACACATCCTCAAAACTGCGCTGCGCCTGCTTTTTCAGGTACAGACGCAGCTTGTGGTCAAAGTGGGCGCTGTAGCCCGGCTCGTTGTGGTGCCGGTGGCAGAGATAGACTTTCAGGCCGTACTGCTCCGCCACCGGGCGCAGCGGACCGTTGAGCACATGATGCTCCTCTAAGTGCTTAACAGTCTCGACGCCGTACTTCATCCGGCAGACGTAACACTCCCGCCGGGTCTGCATAATGGATTCAGACAAGGAACTCACGCCCTTCCAAGATTCGCTTGTAGGTTTCTGCGTAGGGGTAGATCCTAGCCGGCTTAAACTCGCAAGTGACGGCATCCGCAAGCAGCACAAGGTTCTCGCCTTGTTCGATGCTCTGCCGAAGCTTCTTCATGTACTCCACAAGGCCGCGTGCAGTGTTCGCGCAGACGCCCTGCGCCATCAGCAGCTTCTTAAACCGTTTCTGCGTCATATAATCACTCCTCCTCGTCCAACATGCACATATCGAAAATTGTTTCATTGGTAAACCGTAGTGGCAGACCAAAATTACGATTTCTGAAAAAAACGCATTCTGACATCCCCGAAAAAGTAAATGCATCCTTTGCGTACTGAATGTACAATTGTGTGACAGACAAAAGTTTTGGCCAAACAGTCAAAATAAACTCCTTGTCTTTCAAGTGCTTTCCGCGTTCTAAAAGCTGGTACAACCGCACAAGCAGCTTGTATTCGTAAGATGTTCGGTCAATCATCTTTTCGGCACCTCCTGCCACTCTTGCCAGTAGGCGGTAACATTGGGGTCGTTGACGCCCATTTCCGCCAGCCGGTCAAATATGCCGTCGATCAGCTGCCCCATCTGCTCCGTGGTAAAACTGCTGGAACCCTGGCTGCACTTGACTGTGCAGCGGTTGCCGTTCAGCAGCTCCACAACGTGCACCAGCCGGTAAGACTTGCGCAAGATGGGCACAGCACCCACCGGAACCTCCAAGTAGTCGAACGCCGCACCGTACTGCTCCAGCATTTCGGTGTAGCAGTCCTCCGGGGTGATGCCGCCGGTGCGCCCGCCGTTGTAGTGGTCTGCCATGATGGTAAGCAGCGCCCACATCATACGGTTCTGGGGCAGCGTACGGCTTTTGCGTTCGAGGTCTACCGACAAAATCAGATGCAGCGGCTTGCCGTGCGCCAGCTCGTCCAGCTTCTGCCGGATCTGTGTTTCCACAAACTCCGCAGAGTTTTCCACGACCACCCGCCGGGCGACCGGGTCATATACCACCGGCAGCTTACCGATCACGCCTCTGGCCATAAGATTTTCTTACCCTCGCCGGTGATAAACTGCACCATGGTGATGCTGCCGGCGTCATCGTAGGCGAATCGGTCGACCTTCAGGCTGGTCTGCAGCCGACAAGTGCCCTTGTCATCCTTGACGATGGGCACCTGCGTGCTCTTGAGCACGATGTCGTCCAGCTCCATCACGTCCCTGCCGACACCCCAGAAGGAGGCAGCGGACACAAAGCTGGTGACCTCCCGCATCAGAGCCGGGTCACGGCAGGGGAGAGAAAGCCCGCCCGCGTCCTTGTACACGAACTCCCGCTCCTGCGGGCTGTATACGCCCACCTGACACCACAGCCGCCCATCGGCAAAATAGCGCCGCATGGTCCAGCCCGCAGCGCCAAAGGTTTTGTCCATCATATCGCGCACGGCATTGGCGCCGGGGAGCAGTTTCAGCTTGATTGCATCCTCGCTGATGGCCTTAATCAGCACTGAGACCGCCTGCGGGACTGTCTGCGGGGCTTTTGGCACTTCAACGGGAAACTTGACGTCTGGGGCACAAACAGCCGCAGAAGCGCTCTTCTGGGGCCTGCCGCGCCCGGAAGCTTTTGGCGTTGCCAACCTTACCACCTCCATCAGTAGGGGCTGGAGGTGGCGATCTGCGCCGCCTCTGCCAGTGAATACTTGTCGATCATAACGCGCATCTCCGCAACCACCTGCTGGATGGTATCCGGCGGCAGCTCTGCCATGCGCATAGCGGCAATGGCGTAGCCGGTTGCGGTCTCCTCGTAGGTGGGGGATTTAGGCATCGGGCTCATCAGCGTTTGCAACCGCATCCAGATCCTCCTCCGCTTCCAGCGCTGCGTCATTGTACGGGCATCCGCGCACCTGGCTTTCCAAGATGTTGCGGCAGAAGGTGCACGCATCCCGCGCGTCCTGCACGCTGAGCGGCTCTGCAAAGTCCCGCATCACCTTCATCATGGCTTCGCCGGCCTTCTTGGCCTGTGCGCTGTACTGGCGGCGGAAATGCCCGCTTTTACGTTCGTGGATCATAATACATACCTCCATAAAATATAATGTGTTTTTCGGCAAATAAGCAAAAATGAATTTCTTCGCATTGCAGTTGCTTTTCTTTGCCTTTGCGCAGCTTCTCCATGCGCTACGTAGCAATGCTGTTGCCATGCGCGGAGTAGCTTCTCTTCGAGTTGCCTTGCCTTTGCAGATCTCGTCAAATCAGCGCATCGCCTTAGCGTTTCCAGGCGTATCAGTGCCATGCCATGCCGCTGCAAGGCATTACGGTTCGTGGCTAAACCACGCCATCGCCTTACTTGATAATTTCATAGGAGAAACGGCCTTTGCCGGAATTGCGCCACTGGCCGATGCCGCGCAGAACGCCATAATCAAGCCATTCAAGGACTGCCTTCTCGTGGGAATCATCCATGCATAGCACTTCAAACTCACAAGTAGAACCTGCAGGAATCTGCTCAGAGTTGGCAAGACTTACGCGCTCACCCTGCGCGGTCTGGGCGCGGAGTGGACGCTGACACTCAGTCATCTCACCGCTGGCATGGATGGGAATCATCCGGGGCGAAACAAAAATCAGACCATCAATGACCTTCTTGTAGGCGGTGATCTTGCCGGATTCGTTCACGGCCTTTTTCTTTCCGGTCTCTGTTTTGCCGCCAATACGGCTTAGCATCCCGCAGGAATCCTTGAAGAAACCCTTGATCTGATAGTCATACAGAACAGGTTCTCCATCATCATTTCTGGGAAATACCGTCATACCCTTATCGGATACGAAGTCCGCTCCCAGAGCTGCCACCTCATCTTCGATAGTAGCAGCATCTGGGGACTTGCTGGCAATGAACTCTCTGGCAACGTTCTGGTTGTTAGGCCATGTGCCCAGCACAGGCTCGATAAACGTCAACTTTACTTTAATTTTTTTCATGACAATCACCCTAAAACCCTTTCACATACGATTTGTTTGCGTGCGCATTGCGCTGGCAGCGGCTTTTGTTTATCCACCTGCCGCTATTGGTGTAAAACCGGAAAGTTAGCTCTGAAGCCCTTCCTGCATTGCCGTTTCCAGAAGATGCCGGAGATCTTCCAGAATGTCCGCGTAGATCTTTCTCTCCCGGTCGGAGATGCGTTCATCTTCCAGCCGGCACTGATACTTGCCTATCAGATAGCAGATCCGCTCGCGAGTACGCATTCCATTCTTGCTTGCCATTTCGCGCCACCTCCAAAAAGTCTTAATGCTCTTCCAGCCCCTCCAGCTCAGACATAACGCCGAGGATGCTCTGGATCTGTGCGGCAGCCTTGCGGCCATCCAGCACCATGTACTCTGCGTTGTCCCGCTGGTACTCCTCGCTTGCGTCCAGATAGTGCTCAAAAGCGTTCATGCTGTCGTTGCAGATGCTCATGGCAGCCAGCACCAGATACCGGCTTGCGGTGGCGATCTCGCGGGTCGGTTCGCCGCGATCCACGCTGTCCTTCACCGCCTGCGCCGCCTTTTCAGGGTCGATCAGCCTGCCCGCCGGGGAAATGTTGCGGGCAATAGCACCCTCCACAACGTCACCCAGCACATTTCGGATATAATCAAAGTCTACCAGCGGCTTGCCGGTGATAACGATCTTCGTATCTTTCATAACGTTCCCTCCTCAGTAAGTCCCAAATTCCTGATCCAGCAGGGTGTCCAGCCGGATGGTGTTGCCGCGGCCGGAGCCTTCCTGCCCGGCCATGTTAGACCAGCCTTCCGGGTAGCGCTTGCGCACATACCGCGCCGGGATGCCCATACATACGCTGACCTGCTCCAAAGTCAGCCGGATGCAGCCATATCGACCAAATATAGCAGCGTAGCTCTCATGCCACGCTGCGGGTCTATTAGATTTCGCCACGTTCCTTCAACTCCTTCTGTCTGCGCTGCCACTCCTTGAAGTGGCCGTAGCTCATACCCTTCGCTGCGGCAGCAGCGTTGTCATCCACGAGCAGGTCGTGGTTGGTCTTGGGCTTTTCTTTTGGTTTTACAATGCCGGGCTGCACGCCGGTATCCGCGCCGCCCTTTCCGTATCTGCGCTTTTTACAGGCATCGCAAAACATTTTGCCGGGGTCCACGCCGTACATCATCGTGCCGCACTCTTTGCAGGGCTTGTCCACCTTGCGGTGCTCGCCGCGAGGAAGTTTCTCCTTCGGTGCAGGCTTTGGCGGCGGTGCGGGCTTTTTATCCTTCGGTTTTTCTGCCCGAACCCGCCGGGCGCGTTCTCTTGCTAGTTCCAGATGCACCTTCTCGCCGCAAGTAAGGCAGTACCTACGGTTCGGAGAAGACCCCGCCGGGAGCGCCTTGCCGCAAACGCTGCAATACCGCACAACGGGCGGATTTTCGCAGTAAGTGCCCTTGCGCCGCATATTGCAAACGCGGTTAGTCTCTTTTCTTTTGAGCTTGCGGCACGCATCACAAAATCTTCTGTTGCTCCCGGCGCTTTCCGGCAGCACCGCGCCGCATATTTCGCAGCGGTGGATAGCATCACTCATGGTTCCGTGCCCTCTCATAGACCCGCTTCCGCGCCGCACTTCTCCGGGCGTTCTCGGCGCGCATGTACTCGTCCCAGCAGCACAGCAGGTAAGGGGCAAGCACCAGCGCCGGCGCGATGATCATCACCATCAGCCACATCTCGGTGCAGGCTGCATGGTAGGGGTCGCGTCCCAGGGCGACCATCAGATCAGCCAAAATAAATGCACAACTTCTCATACCATCAAACCTCCTATGCGCCATGCCAGCGCCATGATCATGGAAAAATACGCCAGCCAGACCCACATCATTTTGCGGGGCGGCTTTGTGGCGCAGATAAACAAAAAAGCCATCAGGCAGCAGCCTGCCATAAAGCACATCAGACAAGCCAGCATCCGCGTCACCTCATTCCCAAAGCGGTCTCGATCAGTTCTTTGGGCGTTTCGTTGGGGTAGTGCCCGGACATATACTTGTCCACAACGCCTTTCGACAAGCCCGCGTGCAAGGCCAGTTCACGGTTGCCCCAGCCAAGCATCATTTTGCGCTTGGCTACTTCGGCTTTCCATTCAATGGTCGGCAAGTTTTCCACCTCCATGGTTGAAAATCATTTCAAAATATCGCTATAAAAACATTGCCAAGCCATACGAGATGGTGTAAAATGATATTGCGGTTATCATTTTTACTCTTGGCAACATTTTTGGGTTTAGGGCAGAAAGCAGATCGGAAGGTACGCGCGACCCTCTGCTTCTTGCACCCGGTGCCCGCGCATAGGCACCTGATCAACAGGACGGTGTGGGGGAAGAGCCCCTGCTGCGTGGCAGCCCTGTGAAGTACCGGCAGCGATCGGAGAGTGTGAGGACTTCTGGTCAGCCGCTCGGTATGCTTGTATTATAACTCAAATAAACTCAAACCGCAATAAGTTTAGTTGAGTTTGTTTGAGTTTGTAGGTTTGCACAAAAAAGGAGGTGAGATTTTGTTCTTTGATAATTTTGATAGATACTGCAAGAAATTCGGAAAAACCAATTCCGAAGTAACCAAAGCGATTGGTCTTGACCCATCGTCCTGCACAGGATGGAGAAACGGTTCTGTACCAAGAAACAGCACCTTAAAAAAGCTTGCAGACTACTTTGGCATTACCGTTGAAGAGCTTATGGGCACAAAAAAAGAGCCCGCCGGGATGGACGGGCTCCAATGGGAATGGGCTGATGTAGAAGCAGCCTATAAAAATGCAACGCCGGAAGCGCGTGCAGCCGCAAAAGCCGCCGCGCTGGCTGTGCTGAAAAACGGAAAAGCAAAGGAAGAGTGGCCGCAATGGATTTTGAGCAGCTGGTGCTATCCACCGACGAGCTGAACACGCTGCGTGTGATAGCACAAGGACCGGTGGATCAGACCGCCGAGTGGACAGAAAGAGTAAAAACGCTGTACGAGAAAAAGCTTGTCGAGACAAAAGTCAAATTGGAAAAAATGGAGATAAGAAGCTCTGTGTATCAGATCATCACGGACGGGAAATTGTATTTGCGCTATATCGACCGCCGTAAAAGCGAGATGCACTTTGCAAACACAATGTCAGTTCTCGCCTTTATGGTTTCCGTCATCGCTCTGATCGTCTCCATCATACGTTAAGTACGGCACCGTCTTTGTGGCAGTTTTGGCAAGGTACCAATCAAAATAGGATGTAAGCTTTTTGTGCAAGAGCGAGGGCACCTGCATGGCAACCCCGAAGTCTACACCGTTTTTGTTCATCTCCAGCAGGATCTCGTCTACGATCTGTTCCACTTCCGGTAGGTCGTCTTCATAGCAAGACGATTTGAAATCAATGGTGTATTTGTTGAGATCGTTTTCATCAATAGCGCAGGAAACGTGGCCGGATCTGTAGCTTTTTTCATAAGCGGGCGACTTCTTCTTGCGGAAAAATTCGAACATATAAAACTCCTTTCCTGTGCGGCATCCGGTTCAGGACGCCTGTGCAGCATCTTCGGTTTCGGAATGCTCCAGCAAAACGCTCATTACAATGCCCCACAGTGCGGGATGCTCTTTCAGGTAGGCAAGAAATTCAGCGTCATGCATAAGTAACACTCCTTTTTGTTGTATTTTGTAATTCTATGTTACAACTGTTGTCGTTAAAAATCAAGAGAAAAGAGGAATTTCAAATGAAAATTGCGGAAAAATGCAAAGTTATAGTGGCGAGTAGCCTTGTGGCAGCCTTGATGGCAAGCACTGCATTGCCCGCACTCGCCGCCAGCCCCGCCGGGGACGTTCCTTTTGCGGTGCTTGCGCAGCAGAATGACGTAAATGCCGACAAGGTGCAGGATATCAAAGACGCACTGGCAAACATTGATGTATCATACGAGGATGGCATCTGGCTTTTTGAATCCGCTTACGAAGATTACGAAATAGGCAATAACAAAAGCTACATGATGCCGTATGTGTATTCAAACGGTGAAACTGTCCGGTTTGGTATGAGCTTCACATCTCAGGATACCGAGGGCTATTTTTACTGGAACGATGTAGACGTTCTGATTGGCGAATACAATAATTATACCAGTCAGACGAATTATAAGTTCAAAAAAGTTTCACGCCAATACTATCCCGATGACCAAATTTTTTATGAAGGCGTATCTTTTGGCGGGAACGATGAGGATATGGACTGCCTGAGCCGCATTCTAAGTGCCGACACTGCATATCTGCGTTTCAATGGCGCAAAGGTCAACGGAACGCAAAGAACGCAGACGACGATCATCGATAGCGAAAGCCGACAAGGCATGACAGATATCATCAACCTGTATAATCTGCTGCAAAGCGCTACGGCTGAAGAACGTGTAACGGCCGCAAAAGCTGTCATGTCGGAAAACGCACCAACAGAAAACGATTTTATTGATGCTCAAAATGATGTTGTAACCCCGGAGCAGGTGGAAGCACTGATCAGCCAGATTGCCCCGGTTACTCTGGAAAGTGAGACTGCAATCAATAACGTACAGGCGGCTTTCAATTCCATGCCGACAGAATGGCAGTCGATGGTTTCTAACTACGATACGTTGCAGCGCTATCAAGAAGAACTGGAAAATCTTCAGGTGGATGCACTTGCCGAGAAGTTAAACAATACGGTTTACCGCGAACACGATGATGTGGAAAACGTGGACTTTTTCTTTTGGAAGGATGCCCCGTTGACAAATCAGGCTATTTTTGCATTGCCGTATTTCTGCGTAGTCGATAACAACGTTCAACCGCTTCGTATGATGTATAGCCAATTTAGAACAAGCTGGATTTTTTGGAACACAATCGTTTATTCAATCGATGGAGAAGTATATAGAAAAACTATTGACAGTTCCAAAATCGAAAGAAGAACGGTTACTCAGGTCTTAAGTGGCAATGTTAACACATGGGAATTGGCTGATGACGTTGCCGATCCAGCTGAAATTGAGATGTTAAAAAAAGCTATTACCGCAAAAAGCGCAGTTGTCAGATTTAAAGGCGACAGTATGCAGTCGGATTGGAAGTTGAGCTCTTTCTCGAACAGAGATATAAAAAATATTTCAGGAACGTTGCAAGCGTATGATGCAATGCTGAATGCTTCTCCGTCTGTGCGTGCAAGAGCGCTTGAAAAAGTAGAAGCGCATAAGCAGGGGAGTAAATTTCTCAATCTCTCGTATTGATTGCTGAGTAGAGGAAAGAATAATGTCAAGAAGAAGCAGACCATACAACGGATACGCCGAGAAAGAAGCAAGAAGAAAGCGCCAGTACAATGCGTATCGGAAATCTACCGCTGGAAAATTGACAGATCTGTTATGCGATATTATCATTGCCGGTATCATTTTGGCGTGGAACGTTACGGTTTGGATATTCAAGCAAGTGTGGATGTTCTTGAAAACAATTTTTTCTCTACTTGTACAAGATGTGCAACGAATATACGAAAAGCTTAATAAAAAATAAAGGTGTCCACTGTGGACACCTTAAATGCCCTGCCGACAAAGATTGACGGCGCGGTTAAAGTTCCTGTTCGCACGGGCAGGAGGATGCCATCGGCGCTGCAACGATGCGCCCATTGACATTGCGATACCGTGCACCGGGGTCGTGACCAGCATTGTGGTCTTTAACAGCAGTTTTCAGGATCTGGAGGGCGGCATTGTAGGCAGACCCATCAGACCCGGCCTGCGAAAGGTGATAGACAAGCTTGCGCACGTTGTCCTGTGCGTAGTCGTAGAGCATAGCTTCCTTGGTCTTTGTGTTGGTCATAGTTTTTAGCCCTCCCACGGTTTGCGGCTTCCATCAGCGTTCTGCGGTTTGGATGCCGGCATACCGTCAATGATTACCATATCTTCCGGGATTTCGTTCAGAACCTTGATGTTATCCATTATTTTTGCACTCCTTCTGGATTTTTTTGACAATTATGTTATAACACGGAAAAAGGAACAGATTCGACATCAAATTTTGGAAGTTTATGGTAAACCAAAAAAGACAGAAAAACAGTCGAATTTTGTGTAATTGTCGAAAAAAAGGGGATGTTTGGGAATGGATGATTGGGTTTTGCGTGTTGCGGAAACATTAGAAAAAGCAAGAGCAGTGGCCGGAATCAGCCAAGCCATACTTGCGAAACGAATGGGCGTAAGCCGACAAAGCATAATTAAGTGGGAACAGGGAATCAACGCGATCTCCTTTCCCATGATGATGCAGTGGTTCGTGGGCTGTGGGGTTTCGCTGGAGCGGTATCTAGATTCCTGCATCCACCCGGGGCTGCTGGAGCGGCTGGAAGATGGACCCACCGACAAAGAAAAACGTCGAATGCTGCACGAGGCCATCGAAGAATGCAGTGCATACGAGGTAGACGCGCTCTTGTACATACGCTACGGTGCGCACGGGTCGGACCACATCGCTGTTTTGTCCGAGATGTTGGCAAATTTGCACTGCCCGCTAGATTATCGTGTAAGTCATTGTGTAACTATTATCAACGATTGCAAGATGGCTAAAGCGCGAGGCAGTGACCCGGACCCAAACGGATTTCAACCGGAGATGGACATTTTATGCCAAGCATGCGATTGTGGAATGGCAGCAGCAGAAAATACAGAGGACGTCTACTCTATAAACAAGGAGGCGATAGAGGATGCCAAGAAAAAGAACGAAACGCGCTGATGGGCGGTATGAGATCAAGCGCAAAATGCCAGACGGAAAGTATAAGCACTTCATGGGCGCTACGGTTGCAGAAGCAACTGCAAAGTATGAAGAAGCCTACCGGCAGGCAACACTGGAAGAAAGCAAAAATAACGGCGGTGCTACCTTTCGAGAAATGGCAATAGCGTACAAAGATTACATTACAGGCTCGACAAAGCCGGTAAAACGTGGTACAATAAACGCCTACGTCAAGAATATCCCTCCGCTTCTGGAATGCTTTGGCGACACGCCGATGGCCGACATTGACACGCAGGCAGTCTGCGGATATATGGAGCGCATGAAGATGGACGGCAAGGCACTGCATACTATCACCAATGCAAAAAGCGTGCTGTCCTGTATCTTTACCTTCTGGTGCGCCAACTATCACGGAACCAGTAACCCGGTTCTTCTGTCAAAGCCGCCCGCCGGAATGAAAAAGGGAAAGCGATTAGAGCCGACAAAAGAGCAGCGGGATATTATTGACGCGCATCCAGAGGGGTGCGGTTTCTGGGCACAGCTGTTCGAGTACACCGGGCTTCGTCTCGGCGAGGCAAACGGTCTGCAGTGGAAAGACGTAGATTTTGAGCAGAACGCGATCCATGTGCGTTCTGCAATGCCGTGGGACCGTAACCACGCCTATGAGGAAACGCCAAAGTCAGAGAAGGGATACAGAGATGTGCCCATCCTGACGACCTTTCGCCCGATGCTGCTGGAGCAAAAAGCCGGTCACGCGGACACGGACTATGTAATGTCTGGTGAAGCAAAGCCGCTGTCTCAGTCGCAGTATGAGTGGCGCTGGGCGATCTACTGCCGGGATCTCGGCCTGAGCGAGAAGCAGGAGAAACGCGCCAGGATAAAGGACAAGCCGGGCGAGTACAGGGTGTACTACAAGTGGAAAGCACTTGTAACGGCGCACCAGTTCCGGCATTTTTACGCGACAAACCTTTTTTACGCCGGCATCCCGGACATGGTGGCCCAGAAACTTATGGGTCATGCAGACATTTCAACGACCCGAAAGATATACCAGCAGCTGCGCGATGAAGAGGACAAACAGTACATCGCAAAGCTGGATGCGTATGTCCAAAGCAAAAAGTAGGTCTGCAAAAAGTCTGCAAAGCTAAGAAAAAGCACGACTTGACGCGATATAAATGGGGTTCGAGTCCCCTCCCTCGCACCAAATGAAAATCCGCATGAATGCTGGAAAATCCAGTGTTCATGCGGATTTTTTGTATTTGAAGTAGTTCGGATACTATCGAATATTAACCAATATTTGCACTTACTTGCAATCCAGAAGTCTGCAAAAAGTCTGCAGACTTTATCTGTGTTCTACAATGCGTTCCCAGTACTCGACCAGCTTGCCGTCCACAGCGTCCTCGTCCTGCAAGAACGCTGCAGCCATGTCTGCGTAGAAGTTGGTGTTGTCTACGCTGTACATTTTTGCGACTTTGCCGTAGTCGCTGTACATCATGTTCATGGTGGCCCAGAAGTCATTTTTGTCGCAGGTTATGCCGCGCTGTTTGGCAACATCCTGCGTCTGTTCCAGCGTCCAGTGACAGCCCTTCGTGCCGTCAGCATTTACCATGCTGTCGCACCATTCCTCCGCTTCATCGTGGGTAAGGTGCTTGCGTGGCATCTTGATGGAACGGCTGTCAGTACCGCCATGCTCATACTGCCCAGACCGTTTGTCCCAGTCTCCGTTCTGCGAAAAGCCAATTTGCGGCATCTTGCGTCCATACTCTACGTCAGGGTAGCGGGGGATAGGGTAGGGGTCGATGTAGCGGTTCTCCTCCTGCGGATAGTAAGGATAGCGGTCATTGCCATCTTCCAGCTTGCGCAGACGGCGTTCCAGTTCACGCTCCCTGCGGTCACGCTCTTCCTCAAGGCGGTCGCGCTCCGGCTCACGGTTTTTGTCGTGGTCACGGAACATCATCATGCGGCGAAAAGTGTTCTTGCCCATAATCTATACCTCCTCAAGAAATGGACGCAGGCGCACCGGCGTGGGAACGGCAGAAGCAGCCAAGATACTTAAACGTTCCTGTTCCGTTCGCAGACGTTGCCACACGGGTAGCGTAACGGGTGCGGGTGTGGATGCTCTCGGCGGTTGCCTGAGCGCAGTTGCAGTCGGTCAGAGGGTATGCGGTCGTGCCTGCACCGATGGTAATGACCACAGGGGCGTTGATGGTGGTCGTGTCCGGCAAGCTCTGAGCAACGACAATGCAATACTTTTCGCCGTTCTGGTATGCGCCAGCAGGGATGTTGATGGTCAGAGTATCGTCGGCAAACGTGACTGCCTGACTGATGACCAAGTGCGGGCAGAGTTTGCAGCTTGTTTTGCAAGCCATAGTATTTTCCTCCTAAAAAATCAGGGGCAGAGGTGTCTTACCCCTGCCCCGATGGTTCACCCGGTGTTATCGGGGAGTGTGTTGGTTAGCAGCAGCCGCAGCAGTTCACGCCCACGTTGGGGTTTGCCACCTGATAAGCGGGAATCGGACGAGGATTGACCCGGTTCAGGATGGTATCAGTCTGCTGAGACATCACGGTGGTCAGAAGCGCATTCTGGCGATCCTGGGAAGCGGCGAACTTGAGGTTCTGGTTCTCGGCGGTCAGAGTGGCAATCTTATCCTGCGTGAAGTAGTCCATCATGCTGCGGAAGTTGGCGTTGCAGTTGTCCACGATGGCACGGGCGTTGTCTGCGATAGCCTGACGGGTAGCGCAATCCTGCTGTGCAATGGTGTACTTCAGGTCGCCGATGAGCTGCTTGTTCTCGCAGTAGCAAGATGCCAGCTGCGTCTGGATAGCGGTCTGACCTGCCTGCCGTGCGTTGCCTTCCTGCATGATAGCAAGGCTGATGGCATTGTCGCCGTTGGACACGCTGCGTTCCAGGCCGTTCACGAGCTGTGCGTTCTGGTAGCCGAGCTGACAGATAGCGTTGTTCACGCTTGCAAAGCCGTTTGCGATATTGGCGTTGACGCCGTTCATCTGCGCCAGCTGGTCATAGCCCAGAGAGCAGATGCCGCTCTGGATGCCAGCCAGAGAACGGGAAGTGTCCTGCTGGTAGAAGCCCTCAGACAGAGCCGCGCGGGTATCTGCGCCGCCCTGACCGGTTGCACCGGTGCCCACCAGATAGGGGATGTAGCTGTTCATGCCGTTGTCACCGCCGTTCCGGCCATAGCCGTTTGTGCCCCAGCCGAAGATGATAGCGAGGATAATAACCGCCCACAGACCTTCGTTGCCGAAGAATCCGCCGTTGTTATTGCCGCCGTCCTGCCCAGCCAGATAGCCAGTTGCAAAATCGTCCATAACAAAACTCCTTTCAGTTTTGCGTTATGCTATCCCACCGCCGTATGCGATGGGCGAAGCCAAACAAATGCGGTTTTTGTCAAGTCCGCAAAACTGAGAAGCGTTTCGCTTAGAGGGATGCTTATTTTAGGATTGTTAAGTCAGCTTGGAGGGTTTTCTTTTTCGTCTTTTGGGTCATCCCAATTTTTGCTGGCAGCACCGAAAATGAAGCCAAGCATTAAAGGAACCCATATTTTGTCATCGCCACACAGATTGTTGATGTCAAAATCTTTTTCGGAATGGCTGTTTTCAAAATCATCCATTGCAAAGTCTCCTCACTTCGGAAGCGTCAAATTCAGGACGCTTGCCAGCTGGTTCAGGTCGATGCCACGCTCTTTGGCGAGGTTCTGCGCCATCGTTCGGAGTTGCGCTTCGTTTTTGCCCTGAATCAGGTTCAAGCCCTGCATGATAGGAGCATTCTGCCCGCTTAACTGCTGGATAAGACCCATCGGGTTTTGTCCGGCACGAGCCAGATTTGCAAGCTGCATGATAGGGCTGTGAGTAATCATATCAAACGGAGAGGACATCGCTTATTCTCCTTTCTTCGCTGCGGCAGTGGGTTTAGAAAAGCTCTTCTGCCACTTTTCCAGTTCATCCAGACGGTGGACGAGGGTGTTGTACTGCTCAATAGGCACATACTGCTGTGTCGGTGCAGCGGTCTGCTGTGCCTGTTGTGCTTGCATCTGCCGCCATGCTTCCGGGCTGTAAAACTCCTGCACATAGGATTCGCAGGTGTCTGGGTTAAGCCGCTTGCAGTAGATCACGCCGCTGCGCAAGTCTGGGCAGTAGGTCGGTCTGCCATACAGGTCTGAAGGTATTGCCAAAAATTCTTCCCTGCTGGAAACAGGTCTGCCGAGCAGCCAACCGCCATCTTGTGCCGACTGCTGAACAGGCTGCTGCCCATTCATCGGCTGCGGACGCTGCGGTTGTGCCTGTTGCATCTGCGTGTTCGGCAGGGAAGTGGCAAGCCCTACCGTGCCCATGCCGCCGTAAGGATTGACAGCTTGCTGCGGAACGTAGGGCGCTCCGGGTGTCGTATAATAGCTCATAAACATCCCTCCTTGTGCATCCAGTGTACCGCATCGGCAGAAAACGAGAGACAACGAGCGTCAAACGAAGGACAAAAAAGAAAAGCGCCCACACGGAAAAATCCGCATGAGCGCTTAACTGTTAAGGGCTTCACAATGGAAGCAAGCCTAAAATATCACGTTTCAGCTTCCACGGCAAGCCTTTCGACAAAACTAGTGCAAATAATACAAAATCCCCCACTTTGCCTACAAAGTACCCCGCGTGGAACGCAGGGCTTTGGCAAAGCAGGGGATTTTTTGTAAAATCAAGAGCGGAACCGCCCACAGGCAATGCCGCTCTCTACAAAGGCCGTAGCCTTTCAAATATCCGCCCTAATGCGCTTCTTCGAGAGGCCGGGAGGATTTGTTGAGATTATTATACCACAATTTCGTGCAAAAAGAAAAGCGGCAGACCCGAAAGCCCGCCGCTTCAATGCGTTTCGTGAGAAATCGCACCCAATTGAGATTATCGTATCACACATCCAGCATTTTTTCAATGCCTTTCAGCCGGTAACCTATCGCCGTCCGGCTGTAATGTGTCTGTGCTGCAATGTCCGGCAGCGGAAGCCGCTCAACGTACCGCAGTAAGGCTATCTTACGGTCAACCCTCCCAAGCGGTGCGTTTTTGATGGCGGCTATCATCCTCTGTCTGTCAAGTCCTTGCAGCGCAGCGGGCAGCACCACGCGAGCCGCCGCCACAAGTAGCGCCGAGCCAAAAAGGCTGCGGCAACTGTCCGGCGTTGCGCACCATTACAGGGACGTTACCGAGATGGTCGATTTTGCCGCATCTCTTGATTTCACAAAATCGTTTCTGCTCGTATGTAGTGCTTGCCATGATATCCTCCTTACTGCTTTTGCAGGGCTGCCCTTGCCCGGTCAAAGAAAAACTGAATGACCTTGCTCATGGTCTCTTCGGTGATAGCCCAGCTTACCAGCTTGCCCCACCGGCTGTTGTTCAGGTAGGTGCGCATCATCTTGACGCACCACGCCTTGCGCTCTGCGCCGCGTTTCGTGCCCTGAATCTCCCGCTCTGCTTGGTCAATGAGGTCAAGCACCAGCGTCTTGACCGCCGCGCCATAGCCCAGACGGATGCCGCCAAGGGCGTAAAAAACGAACCCGCCCAGCATCAGCAGCAGCGCCGCCCATGCGGGGAGAACAGACAAAAGCTTAGTTACCAGTGTTTCCATGCTTGGTTACTCCTTCCATTAAATAGTTGTCGATTTTCGCCTTGCTGGCTTGCATGGCTGCAACGTTGTTTCCGGTCAGCTGCGATTCCAGCAGGGCGCGGACGGCTTCAAGCGTCAGGCGGTTCACCTCGTCGATTTCTCCAAATCTCCCAAGGTCGCGGGTCAGGGCAGCACCATGCTGCAGCTGTCCCTGTTCCAGCGCACCGATGCGCTTTTCCATCTCGTCCAGCCGCTTGTCCTGTGCGGCGTCCGGCGCTTGTGCCTTTTTGATGTACTTGTGGATGATGTCCAGCACCTTGTCCAGCGTGATCGCCGCTGCGCACACGCTGCCAAGAATGCCCAGCACCCAGAAAAGAGCCTGTTTTTCACTCATGCGCCCTCCCGAAGACGGGTCAGACCCTTCTTTGCAATAATTTTGGCGTAGTCCTTGTAGGGCACAGACAAGTCCACGCCGGAAATCTTGCCCGGTATCGCGTCTACAACGCCGGGAATCTTGCCCTTGCTGGTGTACTGCCACAAGCCGAACGGCCAGCCCGGTTCAGGCTTCTTGCTGCGGTAGGCTGCAAGCCACACATCGTACTTTTTCAGCGCCGCGCCGGTCATGTACAGGTTATCACGACCGAAGTACAGCCCGGTGTACAGCATGGCGTAAAAGCCCCAGCGCTCTACAGTGCCCAGCGCATGGGCGGCAATGTCAGTCAGAGTTTGTTTGTCGAGCGGTGCTTGCACATAGCTGTCCTCAATGTCCACCGCAACAGGCAACTGCACCGTCTTGCCGGTCAGCGCCTTGCGCAGCAGGGCAAGCTCTGCGTCTGCCTCTGCCGTATTGACCGCCTTGCAGTAGTAGTACACGCCGCAGGGGATGCCCAGTCGCTGGCACTCGGCGTAGTTGCGGGCGAAATAGGGGTCGATGTACGGCTTGCTGGGTGCGTCTTTGGCACTGTTGCCCAGTGCACGCAGCATCACGCCGGAGACAAGTCCGCTTGCCTTGACCTTGTCCCAGTCGATACGCCCCTGCCAGCGGGAAACGTCCATGATAGGGAGCATGATATCAGTCCTTTCTTTTTATGTTGGTGAATAGTCAAATAAAAAGTCCTTTATTCCCACAAATACTTTCGAGTGGCTTTTCTAATAATTCCGTCACCATCTGACCCGATAATAATTTCGTCGCCATTAAATGTAATAAATTCTGGTTCAGACCGAATGTCAATTTTATGACAGCCAACATAATTTCCGTTTAAGTCATAGACAACGACAATATTTGGTTCTGAGTATAGTGAGTAAATTAAATTATTATTGTATTCTATTCCCTGCATTACGCAGCCATTTTTTATTGGCTCAAATTCTAGCTTTATGTTAAAATCATTATCGCATATTGCAAAGCTATAATTGTTCCATACGCCATTTTTAGATAGTTCCAAAACATATTCATTACTACCTCTAATATATGCTATTCCACCAATTCTTCTTCCGGTAGTCAATACGGTTTTACTCGACACAAGTTCAAGGGTTTCGGGAGACAAAAACCAAATATTTGTTTCCGAAGTACCACCATGAATAACGACAATAAGATTTTTTGTTGAATCGTATGTCATATCTCCAGCGTGCTTATAATTGCCACTCGCACTCAGCACTTCTGTTTTGGATGTCAAATCATACTTATGTATCGTGGCAGTTGTGTCGTCAGTTTTAGCATAATATAGATATCCATTAGCGAATACTCCGCCTTGCATTCTTTTCAAATTCGATGTTTCCAGTA